CTTTGAGCCCTGAGCGATAGCGATGGGCACTCACTCCGAAGCCAGTTTAGACACGAAATTCATTGACTTTGCACGCCAAATGAATTTGTATCTGAACCACTTTCCAAAGCATGAGCGTTACGGTCTGTCGCAGCAGATTCGCAACGCGGCTTATGGCATGTACGGCTTCATTGTGGAAAGCCTTTTTGCGGCTGGCGTTTGAGCTGGGTTACTTCAAGTTCAAAGACGGCGCACTGTCAACCGACAAGGGTCACGAAAAAACTGCCACCCACCGCTATCTCGTCATCAGCCTTATGGTGGATGAATTGGGCAAGATGATCGGCGGCTGGATACGCGATGAGCGCGCCAAACAGAATCCCGATGGCGGGCACAAAAGGGAAGCACCTTAATATGTTTAGCAGCCTGCCGATCCGTCTGGGCAATTGGAACAACGCAGCCGAGGCTGGCGTGTTCACGCTCAATTGCAACAATGCCCGGTCGAATACGAACACGAACATTGGGGCGCGTCCCGACTCTGGACCTCATATTCTGAAAAGAAAAAGTGGAACAAAGGGAGGTGCTTTCCTGCATTCGGTGAAAACCTTTGCGAAATCTGCTGGACGCCCCTTTTCTAGTAGCTGCCATGTTGCAGTCGAACGTCTGGGGGCCTTCCTATGAAACGTGTCGGTCACCTGTTTGAACAGGCTTTCACGCCAGATGCCTTGTACCAAGCGTGGATAGACGCCAGCGCCGGCAAGCGCGGCAAACGCGCCACACTGGAATTTGGCCGCAACCTGTCCACCAACCTGAAGACCTTGCACACCGCGCTGCATGACGGCACATACACGCTCAAACCCTACAAAGAGTTCAAGGTGTACGAGCCCAAAGAGCGCACCATCTTTGCGCCTGCGTTTTGCGATTTGGTCGTGCAGCACGCCATTTACCGGCTGGTGTAC